TTCCGAAAGCCATGTTGTGCCTGAATCTCCACCCGTCGTTAAGCTTCCTGGTCGATAGTAGTAATGTAATTCAACAGCAAGAGCACTAGCAGGAGTTGGTGCAATAATAAAATTGCTCACATCAAACACTGCGTAGTACCTGGGAGTGCCTGTTGTAGCAGCATTAGGTGTAAATTCTTGTAAAAAGTTAACGTCTTTGAAATCTAAAAAGTTTTTGTTACTGCTGCTGTCTGTAAAAGACAGAGAAAAAGGTGCCAAAAAATCACTTGGTATCGCTAAAAACTGATCCGACGCACTAAAGTTAGCGGTTACGTTTTTACGAAAGAAAGATAGCTGAACACTTTTTAAGATGCGCTCCTCTGCTGCTCTAATAAACAAAGGAAGATTGTTGACGAACGTTGTCTCTGTGTTTTCAGTGTAGTCTTGTATCGCTGTTTTTAACGTTGCAAGTGTAAAGCTCATGGTGTATTAGCCGTCCCGCCCAAGCCGCTATGGTTTGAACAATAATAATAGAGCGTCGGTGCACCAACGGCTACGGTAATTTGTGTGTATGCTCCAGAGCTACCTGGAGTACCGTTTGTTGTTACTCCTGTTGTGTATTCCGACCCTCCTCCATGTGTGCCATCGGACGTAGTAGAAAAACGAAAAGGGTCTCCTGAATTTGAACTATCGCTTTGATCGAACCGGTATGTGCTACCTTCCGACAAACTGACAGTGTCTTGCCTAACGCCATCAATGTAGAATTTGTTGTATCCCAAGTAAGATTGCACTGTCACTGTGTATGTTTGAGCTATGGAAACAGAATTATCTACCCCTGTTACTGTGACAGAGCCAACCTGACCGGTTGCTATGACCCCTGTTACTGTGACAGTTTCATCTGCGGTAATTAAAGTAACCTCACCCACCTGACCAAAAGACACTAACCTTGCCGTGGGTAGTCCAACTGAATCAGTAAGAGTGAAAACAGACACGGTTTCTGTTTGATCTGGACGCGGATCACGAACAGCTTGTGGGTCAGATACGTTGTTAGGTGCTTCTAGTTGTGGGTGCTTTGGCTCATACTCATCTGGTCCGACAAGTAATCCTGTCCACTCTTTACGCATCTCACGAAGACGATAACGGAAACCAGATCTGTCTGAGATGCCGTATGTTTTTCTTGCAGATGCATACCTAGCCATATCAGAACCTTATGTACTGAATATCTGGCTGAAGTTTCAAAGACACTCGATCTTCGTCTTCGTCTGCCGCACGTTGGAACTCTTCTTCATACACTACCTTTAACAACTGCACTCTTTCAGGCGCACGTTTTAGGGCTAGATAGTAAGCCAGACCAGCAACCATGCAAGGTAGAAAACGATACGGCAAATCTGTTGTGTTAACCAAAGTGTCGGCATCTTCTATCCTAGTGATGTAGTAATACACAAGTATGTCAGAACTGTTCTCTGGTGTAGGCCAAAGCGTGATTTCAGGACTAATCTGACGGTTAAAGTAAAACTGTGAGGGTCTTCCTGATGTGGTTTTGACAGGAATATTTAGATACTCACTACGACTTATGCGATCAACACTGAAGTCTGTGCCACTGCGACGGATAGCAACCTCAAGAATATCACTCATAGGAGTGGCTAATCCGTTGCTTGACGTATAAGCAGCCGTGCCTGATGTCACAGTTAACGTGCCCTGACGAACTGTCCATAGGTTTACCCCACGGTTAGCCCACTCAGAAAACATGATGTTTAATGATCGACGTGCAGTTTTAGCGTCATAGCCTGTTCGTAATTCAAGCCCACATCTTTCGTAGGCTTCTTCAATTACATCTGCAACGTCAAGATCAAAGTCTGTTGATCCTGAAGTTGCCATCTACCGCTTCCGTTTGACCATTCCACCCTTGGCTTTCTTGACCATTCCACCCTTGGCTTTCTTGACCATAGATCCTTTTGAACGTCGCACAACGCCACCGTTCATTTTCTTGATCATACCGCCTTTGGCTTTCTTGACCATTCCACCCTTGGCTTTCTTAATCATTCCACCCTTGGCTTTTTTGACCATTTTACCTTTGGACTTCTTACGAACCGGCATCTTACATTACTCCTTACTTACAGTTTTTTGGTCTTTCGCTTTGTTCGCACCTTTGCTTTAGGTGTATTAGCGACTACAGTTTTACCTTTCGCTCCTGCTTTTTTCTTTTTTCGAGCGGTTGCTGCACGTTCGGAACGTGAAAGACTCCTGGCCTTTCCTGCTGGTAAACAGCGATCAGGATTCTTCTTATCTTTGCTTGTGCCACAGGGTCCTTTGATCTTCCCGTCTGTTCCGATCCGTACCCAGTTTTGTTTGAGCCATTTTTTTAACTCGCCCATCGCACAACCCTTATGTCACATATCGTAGTCTAGCACTATCTCTTCACCTTCTTCTATCTTGTGAAGAGTCACTAAATTGTAGACTTTGTAGTCATCCCAATCTTGGGACAACGCTAAATAACAATTTGGTTCCTCTGAATGGTTAATAAAACCACCCAGTGGGGTTCTAATGTACCCAGCAATCATGGGCACTTTAATGTGTGTACTACCTAAATCAAAAGCTTCTTCTATGCTTTGCGTGGCAAAAATACCTAACCCATCTATATCACTTTCACCCACCGTCACTTCATCAGGCAACGGTTTGTAGTAAAACCTGTCGTATCTAATCCTTGCCAAACTGTCTCCTAATTGCTTCTTTGCCACGTTTGGCTATTCTAGCTTGCTCCTGTTTACCGGCTACCTTTGCTCTTTGTTCCATAACCGTCAGTATTTGTATCTTCCTAGCAAACGGTTTCTTAACTTTCTTGACCTTTGCCACCGTATCTCTAGCATCTTGGGCCGTTGCATACTTTATCCTAACGGTGTCTTTTGGATTTTCGTCGGTATACAAACGTCGGCCAGAGCCTTTAGGCTTCTTACCCGTTCCTTTTACTGGATCTTTTTTTCTTGCCACTGATCACACTCTGTAATGTTTTAGCTTGTCCATCATGAGTTTTTGATGCTTTCTTCATCTTCTTATTCTCTGTAGCAACAAACCCACCGTTCTTCATGCCTTTGACAGAGGTGTTTATTAATCCGCCATCCTTTCTGCCTTTACGTTTGCCACCTTTGGCTTTCTTGGCATAGTTAGGATCTTTGCAGTATTTCGATGCAGCAAGGTTTGCATACGCACTGGGATATGTATCAAAAGTTCGTTTAGCCCAGGCTTTGCCTTCTGGACAAATCTTGCCGCCCTTTTTCTTAGCTTTTTTTGCCACGCTTCTTTCTCCCCGCACAATACGCTTTTTCGGAAAAACCTTTTGGTCTGGCACAGTTTACAGACCGCTTTCTTTTTGCACTCCACTTTTTCTTTTGCGGAGGCTTTGAAACCTGCTTGGACATACTGCTACGTCCCATAGCCATTAAACTAATTGCTCCGCTACTGCTGCCGCAACTATTAACACGGCTAATCCCCACAAGCGTTTGTCTAATTTATCCAAGGTTACTCTTTGCTCTTGCAACTGTTCTTCGATGCGTTCATAACGCATATTGCACTCTGCACCGTGTTGCTCAAGCTTTGCTAAAACTTCTTCTGCTTTCAAATTAACACCTCCATCTTTTTCTAGCTTGACGCAAACGGCTGTTAGGATCTTTTGCCGCTTTAGGAAACTTCTTCATCTGCCCTGCGGATCGAGCGCAGAAAGATTTTCTTCTGGCTTTTTCTTTTGCTGTTAAGTTCTTTTTCTTAGTGACAGCAGTTTTAAGCTTACTACCAGGGTTATCCCGTCGGTATTTAGCAACCCCCGCCTTGGTCATACCCGCACCAGACTTTGTAGAACGAAAGTATTTCTTCGTTTTAGGGGGCTGCTTATCCCTCTTTCTAGGCATGGAAAAAGGTCATCATGTCAATGGTTCCAACGGTATACTGAACTGACATACCGTTATCAAACAAAATACCTTGTTCTGGTATTGTTCGATCAAGAGTAGTGTTATCAGTACCTATTGTCCTTGACTTGAATAAGGCTGTGCCAGACTCTGGTGTCCCATTAAAATACTGGACAACCCCCGCCGTTCCTCCTGAAACAACAGAAAAGCCTTTCAACCTTATTCTTTCCGAACCTAGAATTGCCTCCGCGCACAGCGTCCCCGATCCCACCTTGATATTCGCAGCATACTGGGCTGAACAAACTACAGACGATACCGTAAGAAAAAGCTTTGTCCCTGCAACCGCTTCTGCACTACCTGTAGAAGTAATGGTTTCAGTCAACGTATCTCCGAAAACATCCGTGCCAGTGATGGTCGTTGTTTTCTCGTTATCGCCTGTGCCTGTTGTGGTGACAATTATGTTTCTAGCCCCACCACCGGCAAACGTAGTATTAGCCAGTGTTGCCGTTGTGTTGGGTCTAGCAGCAGTGACAATGCGATCATCATCAGATGCATTTTCGTCACTGATAAACTTTGCCTTTACATCTGAACCAGACATCTAAAACTCCTTATGCGTAACCCATCATCTCAATAAAGAGTTTTCCTGCTGTGTAATCATTCTCGGTTGCAGCACCTGTTGTCAGATAAAGAAACTCATCTGCCGCTGGCACCGCAGAAAAGAACACCTTACTGCCCAGTGTTGCATCCCCTGCGTTAACTAACAAAGTCTCTGTCAGGTCAGCAATAGCACCATCCTCAACACCTGTTCCTTCTGTAGCGGAGTGGATGTTGATATCTGGATCGCCACCAGCAGGAGCTTCAAAACACTCCATACTTCCGGTCAGAATTGTGCCGTTTTGTGCCGCAGTAATTTGACCAATATGGCAAACAAGTGCTGTGCCATCGACACCAATGATGTCACCAGAGCCTGTTGAACGCAGACCTGTCAGATCAAT